GTCTTCATGAATAGCCCTAAGACTGCTGCAGATCTTGCCTTAGTTCAAGGTGCTATTCTTGGAGCAGCAGGTCAGTCTGGAACAAAGTCAATAGGAAAGGTTTCGCCAATAACATGGCAAAACTATATTGGAAATAAAAAAATATCAAAAGACGAACAACTTTATATCAGATCTCAGCACCCAAATAAGTCTGTTTCGTGGTATAAATCATATGAAAGAAATCTTAGAAAAGAAAGAACAATTAGGTTTATCAATACTATTTATGATAGATCCATTACAGACAATGATGTCGCAGATGCCTGTGGCATTGGGCATTGGGCATTAAAGAACTGGGGCAAAGCAATGGGAGTTGACAATTAATATCATGGCTGCTAAACTATATACAAGCGAAGTCTATATGCGTAAAAGATACCTTGTGGATAAAAAGACTCCAGAAGATATCGCAAAGGAGTGCGGATGCTCTTTAGAAACTGTGTATGTATACCTTGCTAAATTTGGATTAAGGAAATCAAAAAGATGAAAAAGATTAAGTATATTATGTTTGTTGTTTCTTTAGTTGCAGCAGTTGGCATTTCATATGCAACAGCAACATTAAAAAATATGCCAGAGTCGTTTGATTGGGAGGAAGATGATGAGTGAAAATCTAAACATTACTGTTGATCAGGTTAATCACCCAACACACTATACAACGGATCCTTCTGGCGTTGAGTGTATTCAGATTACACGCCATAGAAACTTTAATATAGGTAATGCTTTTAAGTATTTGTGGAGAGCAGGAATCAAAGATGAATCAAAAACAATTCAGGATCTTGAGAAAGCAATTTTTTATATTAAGGATGAAATTAATAGGCTAGAGGGAAAGTATGTCAACTGAAGAAGATTTAGTTAAGCATCTTGACCAGGTTAACCTTGTCGTTGAGGAGTATCTCAAAGGAAATGATCCAACAGTTATTTCAAAGGAATTGGATATTCCAAGAACAAGGGTAGTTTCACTAATCAATGAGTGGAAAGAAATGGCATCTGATAATGCTGTCATTCGTGCTCGTGCAAAAGAGGCACTTGCTGGAGCAGACCAGCATTATAGTAAACTTATTTCAAAATCATATGAGGTTATTGATGAAGCCTCTATGACTAACAACCTTAGTGCAAAAACTGCAGCAATTAAACTTGTCATGGATATTGAGTCAAAGCGTATTGACATGCTTCAAAAGGCTGGCTTGCTTGAGAATAAAGAACTTGCTGAAGAGATGATTGAGATTGAGCGTCGTCAAGAAGTCCTTGTAGGAATACTGAAAGATATAGCATCAGAATACCCACAGGTTCGTGATGAGATTATGCGTAGGCTGTCTTCATTTGCAAAAGAAAATGAGGTGATTACAGTTGTCCACGATGTTCAATGATTTTCTTGAAGCACTTCAGGCTGATCATTTTGAAGAAACCCCAGTAGATGCAAGAACATTTGTTGAGGGTGAGGCGTATCTTGGACAACCACCATTGTCAGATATTCAATATGATATTGTTGAGGCAATGAGCCAGATCTATCGTAAAGAAGATTTGATTAACATAATGGGTGAAGAAAAGGGTACACAGTATTACAACAAGTACACAAAGAACGAAATCATTCTGCAACTTGGCAAGGGATCTGGAAAAGACTTCACATCAACCGTAGCATGCTCATATATTGTATATAAACTTCTATGTCTTAAAGACCCAGCAAAGTATTTTGGTAAGCCATCTGGAGATGCTATTGACCTAATTAACGTCGCGATTAACGCTCAACAGGCTAAGAACGTTTTCTTTAAAGGTTTTAAAACTAAGATTGAAAAATCACCATGGTTTATTGGAAAGTATAATGCTAAGGCAGACTCCGTTGAGTTTGACAAATCTATTACAGTTTATTCTGGACACTCAGAAAGAGAGTCTCATGAGGGTTTAAACCTTTTGCTTGCTGTACTTGATGAGATTTCTGGATTTGCATCTGAGGTTGGAACAGGAAATGAGCAAGGTAAGACTGCTGACAACATCTACAAGGCTTTCCGTGGATCAGTAGATTCACGATTTCCTGACCTTGGAAAGGTTGTTCTTCTTTCATTTCCAAGATATCCTGGTGACTTTATTTCAGAAAGATATGATTCTGTTATTGCAGAGAAAGAAGTAATTGAGCGCACACACGAATTTATAATTAACCCAATACTTCCAGATAGCGATCCAGACAACAAGTTTGAAATTTCATGGGATGAGGATCAGATTGTTTCATACAAGTATCCAGGAGTCTTTGCATTAAAAAGACCTACTTGGGAAGTCAACCCAACACGAAGCATAGATGATTTTAAGATTGCGTTTATGACAGATCTGGGTGATGCAATGATGCGCTTTGCGTGTGTTCCTACTTTTGCATCTGATGCATTTTTTAAGCAGGCAGACAAAGTTAGATCATGTATGACACTTAGAAATCCAGTAGACAACTTTAAAAGATTTGATGAGGCATTTAAACCAGATCCAACAAAGAAGTATTATGTTCACGCCGACCTTGCACAAAAGCATGACAAGTGTGCAGTTGCTATTGCTCATGTAGAAAAATGGGTAAATATTCAAGTAATCAATAACTACGAACAAGTAGCACCAATTGTCGTAGTAGATGCAGTAGCATGGTGGGAACCAACAATCATTTGATATTCAAAATGAACTAAAGCAGGTTGGAATGAAGACTGATACAGTTTCTGTTGCTAAAAAGCACTATGAGGATATGGCGATGCTAGTATATGAAGAAAGACTGGCTATGCCAGCAATTGATCTGCTGTTTGATGAACTAACACAACTAAAGATTATGAAAAATGATAGAGTTGACCACCCACGCAAAAAGTCAAAGGACTTGGCTGACGCTGTGTGTGGTGCTATTTTTGGGGCTATATCTCATACCCCTAAAAATACAGACAATGAAGTAGAGGTTCACACTTTTAGAGATAGGCCTAAGCGTGTTGACGAACTACCTGAGAACGTGATACAATATAATCCTAAACAAATAGAGGAAATAAAAGACTATTTGGATAGACTAAAAACACTATAAACAAGGAGAATAACGAATGAATTCATTCAAGAAGATCGCACTAGCCGTGGTTGCAGCCATGACTTTGGGCACAATCGTAGCAACACCTGCAAGTGCTGCTGTAATGACAGTCGCTGTATCATTGGATTCTGTAGCAAACACTACAGCATCAGCAATTGCTACACCTGCTGCATTGCCAGTACCTGCAGATAACTCAGTTGACGCTGCTGACGCACTAAAGTTCGTAGCAACAGTTGATGTAGGAACAAGCGTTTCTGTTTCAGCAACAAACGCAACAATCGTGTCTGCACTACACACATCTGCTGCACCAGTAGGAGCAACATCAGGATCATCATCTTTGACAATTGCAACTGGTACAGGAACAACTGCAACATTCTATGTCTACACAAAGACAACAGCAATTGGTACAGTTGTAATCAACAACCAGGGAACCACTCTTACATATTATGTACAGGGAACTGCTGGAAAGATTAATACTCTTTCAGTATCTGCACCTACATCAGGTGCTGCTGGAACAAAGCAGGATATTACAGTAACTGCAACAGATACATTTGGTAACAAGGTATCAGGTAAGTCAATTACTGCAACAGTCTTTGCTGCTACAGCAACATTAGATACAGCAACAGCAACAACTGGTGCTACACTTTCAGACTTTGGAGTTGCTACATTCAAGGCAACACTTCCAGCGACTGGAACACGCTCACTAATCACATTTGCTCCAACAACTTCAACAGATGCTACATCTGCAGATGTAGTTGGTCTTCCTGCTCGTGCACTTGCACCATTTGCAGAAATCGCAGTTCGTGATCTAGTTTCAGAACTTGCTGCACAGATTGCTGCTAAGGATGCAGCACTTGCTGCTAAGGCAGTTGCAGATGCTGCAGTTGCAAAGGCTGCTGCAGATGCAGTGGCTGCTAAGACTGCTTCAGATGCTGCTCTTGCAAAGGCTATTGCTGATGCAAAGACTGCTTCAGATGCAGCACTTGCTGCTGAGAAGGCTTCTTCTGCTAAGGCACTTGCCGATGCAAAGACTGCACACGATGCAGTTGTAGTTGCTAAGGATGCAGCAATTGCTAAGTTGACAGCAGATAACGCTGCTGCACTTAAGTCTGTAAAGACTGCATTCAACAAGTTG